CCGCTGCCGAAGCCGCCGCCCATGCCGTACATCGGCGAGAATCCCTGATTCATCCAAGGCCACATAGGTTCACTCCGAAATTGACGCAGAGGTCAGCGTCGTAAGGGGTAGCGTGCTTTCCTTCTGCGCGTACTCGCAAATGATGTCCGAGATGCGGAACGGAGCCTGCAAGTACCCGGCGGTCGTCGCCGCCGACGACAGCGCGTTGGAAAAGCGCAGCTTGAACTGCCGCCCGTCAGCGCGCGGCGTGAACGTGCGAACAAACGTGGGCGACTGGCGGAACTCTGCGAGATCGGTCAACTGCGAGTTGGACGAATCGTACACGACGCCGACATCGGCCTTCGTCGTTGCGTCATTCAGGTCCACAAACACGCGACAGCGCAGCCAGAAGTACGTGCCGCTAATCCCATTCTCGATCTCGTCGTCGAAGTTGCCGTTACCGGCCATGATCGACCGCTCGACTGTCTCAACCTCGACAAGACGCTTCGCAGCAAAGTTCCCGAAGTCGATCCACGGCGTCTCGACCTGACAGTTCACGGTGACGGCGTTGCCGGTCGTCTCGGGAGTGAGATGCGATGCATCCCCAGCGGCAGAGTTCGACCCGTAGGCCGTGACCAGCGTGCCGTCGAGGCGCGACAGATAGAGGAGGTTCCCCTCGGTGCGTCCGACCATCCCGCCGCCGTAGGTCGTAGGCCGATCCTCGAACCAATAAGCGTCGTTAGCGTAGTCGTAGACGAACACGGGCGAGTAGTTCTGCACCTGATCGCCAGACGTGTACGTGACCGTTGCCGTTGCGGGCAGCGCGTCCTGATGGCGGGAGCCTTCCGCCTTGAACCAGTACAGGCGGCGTCGCGTTGCGTCGTGCAGCACGTGCGTCACCGGGCGGAAGTCCTCGATGAATCGGTGCGAGCGCAGGGCGTCTGCTGCATCCTGCGCGATCAACTGAACGCCGCGCCCGTCGAACACCGCGAGTCCTTGCTGCGCCCAGAAGTAGTTGACGCCGTTCGCAGAGACGATGCGATTGGAGCGTCCGCGCGAACGCACCCCGAGCCCCTGGTTGTTCTCGCGGAACGTGAAAGGCTGCGCGAGGCTCTGCGTTGCGGTGCAAACGACCTGCGTGTCGTCGCGGTGGATCGCAAGATCGTCCTGCAGGTTCGCAATGCCCGCGATGCCGTTGCCCTCGCCGTCGAACGTCTTGAAGTTCGGAGCCGCTGTCTGTCCTGCGATGCCCGTGTGCCAGCGGCAGAAGTCGCCGATCTGCGACCACCAGAGCGTGCGCGAGCCATACTTGCCGTTCGGGTCTGCGGCGGGGCCGATGAACATGCGCCCCTTGTAGACGCCACCGAACACGCCGATGTCCTTCAGGGAGTCCGAGGTCGTGTCCGAGCCGACGATCGCGGGAGACGACAGCGCCGTGTTGAAGAACCAGCGCCGCAGCGGATTGGCAGGAGATCCCGCGAGGTAGCCGGACAGGTCGATCGCCACCGGACAACCGAGGTTGCTGGTGATGATCAAGTAGAAGCTGCCACTCGTTGTCGCGGGCGACGAGGCATGGATCGCGGTCGCGGAGTTGGTGACAAGCTGCTCGAACACAAAGCACGAGCCAAGCTGCGGCGTCATTGACGAGGTGGCGTATGTCACCGCCGTACCCGCCGTGTCGCGCACGAGCGGGTCGATGAACTTCGTGGACTTGGCTCCGGTCGTGCCCTCGAAAGGACGATCCATGACCAACGCCGTGCCGACGCGAGAAACTACGCGATACGCGCCGTTGACGCCGTTCACCAGCATTAACTGGTCAACGACTCGCGTCGTCGAACTCGTCGCGTTGGCGCTGCCGTTCGTGTACGTGACGCTCTCCGTCACCGCGGGCGCGTAGACGGCGTCAAGGCTGGTGCCAGAAGAGAGCGCAAGCGCCCAGAATGGATTCGCGATGATGGTCAGATCGCGGTTGACATCGAGCGCCCACCACCACGGCGTCGATGCGATACGCACCGTTCCGTTGGCAACGCGCCCCTCGCCAAGCCGTGACCACCACTCGCCGTCGCGCAGCTCCACGTTGTAGCCGCCACGCATGAACGTGCCCTGCAACGCCTTGTCGCTGACACGACGCGAGTTGGTGCCCAGAAGCGGGGCCAGAGATACGCGCTGCCGCGCCACTACGCGGACTCCTCAGTGCCCCAAACGACACCACAGTACCGGATCACACCGCCCACGATGTCCAGAGACGCGGCTAGCTTCAGCGTCGTGTCGATCGCCGTGCCGCGCACGCCGCTGCCGAGGTCGATAGTAAACGGACCAGCCGTACCCGTCAGGATCGTTCCAGCCGCATCCGTCGCGCCGAACGAGCCGACAGGGCAGATCACCGTGCTCGCCGATGACGAGTCGTGGAAGTAGAGCGTCCCCGGCTTCGCCGCCGCGAGAACGTCGCGCACGATCGCGGTGATCGCGAAGCCACGTAGGACGAAGCGCCTACCCGTGCTCGGCGTCCAGATCGTCGCAGCCGTCGTCCCGGTGATCGCGGCACCGATGAACGGCTGATAGATGTCGGACGCGGACGCGCTGCGCGTCGTCATCTGCAGCCCGCCGCGAACGGCGAGCGTCAGGTCCGACAGCGCCCGGATCAGGTCGGGATCGCTCAAGAGTAGCTACCCCGGATGCGCCGGTACCACGCAGAACCGGACGCGATACCAGGCGTCGGACGCCCAGCCACCATCGACGGCTTCAACGTCAGCGTCGCGGGTGCCTGAATCTTCCGGTCAACCGAGATCGCCTTGCCAAGCTCGTCCCGGTACATCGCCATCCACTGCGCTGCGGCCTCGTTCTCGCCGTAGTACAGCAGCCCACGCGCCGTCGCGCCGTACTCCAGCAGCTTCGTCCAGTACAGCGTAATGAAGTTGCTGTCGCTGCTGGACGTCATCTCTGCCGGGTACGCCCAGTACTTGATCCGCAGCGTGTAGGTCGCATCGGGGATCGGGCGCAGAAGGTAGCTGGTGCCGCTGCGAGCCCAGCAGTACGGCAAGCCCTCCTCGGTGGACAGCTCGCCGAACTGGTCTAGGATCGCGCGCTCGCTCAGTTCGTCAAGGAACCGGTAGTTGGAACTCGAATCCTTGCGGACTTGAATCCATTCGCAGTCCTTGAACGTCGAAGGGCTGGGCCACGTCTTCGTGCCCACGCCATCGGAGGTGGTCTCCGAAGTCGTAGTCGTCTCCATGGCCGACCAGTTGTGATCCGCGCAGATGTCCTCGCGGATCGTCTGGTTGATGATCCGGTCTACATCCGAATCCTCAGTCGTCGTTACCCCGACACGGCCGAGGTTCCGTTGCACTGCGGCTCTCATTTGGGCGAGTGTCAACGACCCGATACCCCTTCCGCGCCCAGTCGCGCAGGCTCTCGTGCTCCTGAAGCCGCCGCTCGGTGCGAGGACCGTACGACTTCTTCATGCCAAGAGCTTCGTGGAACTTGCTCACGTAGTGCCGTACCCCGGCTTCGTCGGCGCAGGGCGCTCGTAAGGCGAGTTACCCGTGCGCGGCGTCGCGATCGGCGACTTGGAGATGATCCCGGAGCCCTGTCCCGCTCTGCGCGGAGACGGAGCCCCGGTACCCATCTTGAAGCCGTCGTCGGGATACTTCTTTCCGGCGAACGCACCGGAGCGAGCCTTCGCAAGCCGCTCCAAGTGCGTGTTGCCGGGACAGCATCCGCCGTCGTTCTTCATCAGCTCTCCGTGAAGACCAACTGCCGGACGTAACCCAGACCGCTACGCGGCTTCGCGATGCTCGCGAACAGCGTGGCCGTGGTGTTGTCGTGCGCGGTGGGCGGCTCCTCGAACTCGTAGCCGAGGGCTCCGCAGTACACGACGCCGACACCGTCCGAGGACGGATCGAACGCGATCTGCTCGCCGGGGGCGAGAGTCGTGTCCGACACGCTCCAGACGTTGCACTTGTAGACCGTGCCCTCGCCCGAGGCGAGAACCGGGACGGTGAACGTGCCAATCGTCACCGCGCTCGTCAGCGAGTCGGGGCGCGTCGCGCGGTACACCGTCACGACGCCATCGTCCGAAACTGCGGTCTTGATCACGCAAGTGATCGCGACGACGCGGAACGAACTGAACATCGGGTGGGTATACGCCTCCGTACCGTTCGCGAGGTTGATCGTGGCGGTCGCCGAAACCGACCGAAGGTGACCGTAACTCTGCTCTGCCATTTCTTAGGCTCTCCTTAGCTCGTTCCTAATCAGGCCGAGCGGACACGGATGATGCGGTTGTCACCGGCAGCGACCGGCCAAACCTTCGACCAGCCACCGAGGTAGTACCAGGCACTCGACTGGTCGCGGCCGTGGTCGCCCGGCAGACCGTCGCGCACCTCTTCCGCAGTGCAGACGCCCTCGATGACGGCATCCTCCGCGAACACGGTACACTCGTCCGAGTACGCACCACTCAGACGGCCCGAGATGTGGTTGTCGGCAACCATGCGGCACGAAGCCGAGGCACCGCCAAGACGCCCCTTCTCGCCCGAGAAAAGCTTCTCCGGGTCGCCGTAGTAGTTGGCCTTCTCGAACTCCGGGTCGTCTCCGATGCTACGGAGCGCCGAGATCGAGCAGACCGCGACGTAGTTCGTGCCGTCCCACGGCGGGGCAGGGACGTACTGCGTCGAACCGTAGACGCCCCACGAGAAGGCATCGCACCAGTTCTTCAGGTCGTACACCTGAACGCGGCGGGTGGCCGTGGTCGAAGGCGTGCCGTCCAGATCCCACGTGCCGGTCGGGTTCGCGTCCGTGCCGGTCGGGATGTAGCAGACATCCGCCGTGTTCGCGCCCTCGGAGTAGCAGCGGTAGTCGAGCTGCTTCGCCATGTCGTTCACGAGCGACTTGACGATGCTCTGCTCCTTGACCTCGATCTCCGACAGCGAGTCGAACAGCTCGGACCACGCGACGGCCTTGCCGGACTCGTAGACGGTGAGCGTGCCCTGCGAGTACGCCACGGTGCTCTTCGGAATGGGAACGCCTTCCGAGAGGTACGCACCGTCGAGCGTGGTCGTCAGGTTGCCCTGCCGGTTGAACAGGAACTGCTTCCCGTTCTTGCGACCGTACTCCTGCTGCGGGTCCGAGAACTGCCGGAACCGGAACATCGGCTGACCGACAGTGCGGAGCTTCTTCGAGAGCTTGTTGTTGGCGGTGTATGCGCCCGCCGCGTTACTGTACCAACCCTGCGCCGCCAAGGTGCGCTGCCAATCTCACGGCTCCGCTGTTCAACTTTGGGAGGGCACCACCTCCCGTCCAAGTTGCCGCGTCAGGCGGCGTTCGCGCGCCTCCGCGCCTTCATCATCTTGTTCCGCTCTTCGTAGTACTCGGGGTCGTTGCGAAGGTTCTCGCCACGCACGCTCTGTCTCCAGCGCGCACGCTCGGCCAGCGCCTCCGCAGTGCGCTCGGCCTCGTCCATGTCAGGGTCGACATCGGCCTGCATCGGCGCACCCGGCCCACGACCCGGAGCACCCGCCATCGCACGACGGCTCTGGTTCTGCGCCTCGGCAGCGTACTTCGCGGCCTCCTGCGCAGCCTGAATCTTCTGCCGCACCACGTCGCGGGCGTAGTTCGCACGCGCGCTGTAGTCGGCGTTCGGGTCCGTCTGCTGGAACGCGGCTCCGACCTCTCCCTGGAACATCTGCAGTTCCGGGTTCGCGGAGAAGAACTCGCCCCAGAAGCGTTCGTTGAACCGCTGGTACTCCATCTCCTGACGGAGGCGCATCTCGCGTTCGGCCATCTTGGCCTCGGCGCGCTGCTCGGCGAAGCCGACGACCTCGGAGACGAACCGCTCGGGCTCGTTCACGATGGTGCCGAGGATGCGCTCGCGGATCTCGCTCTGCGGCGGCGCAGGGATGGTCGGCTTCACCGGGGCAGGCTGCGAGCCCTGTGCAACGGTCTGCGCGAGGCGGGCGATCTGCTGGTTCTGCTGCTGGAGGACGCCGCCAAGCTGCTGCGTGTACTGCTGGAACCACTGAGGCGGGGCATCAGCCTGCGGCTGCTGCTCCTGCGGGTTCTGATCCTGCTGCACCTACATGACCAGTCTCACGGCTCCGCTTTGCCTAGGGTCGCGGACTGCACCTGTCCGCTTCTCTCGGTCCATCTCCGTGCGCGCCTTGATGCCCGTCTCCTCGGTGCGCTGCAGAAACCGCAGCAACTCGTCCACCTCGGAGCCCAGCGCCTGATTCGCGCGGATGTTCTTCTGCTGAAGGATCTCCGTCTCGGCCTCCGAGCGGATCTTCTGCAGCGTCGGGAGGTAGGCTTCCCGCCAGCCCACGGGGCAGAGGAGCCCCGCCAAGTCGATGTCGTGCTGCAACTGCGCCCGCTTGTCCGGGGCAGCTATCTTCAGCGCGAACCGCTTCTTGTCGCCCTTCAGGTCGTCCGTCAGGCGTTTCGAGATCTCTTCCAGCGCCGCGCACTGGTACGAGATGTCCTTCGCTGCCCACTCCGTCGTGTGCGACAGGCTGAACAGCATTGACTTCACCTGCTCCGTGCGGTCATCGACGTAGGCGCGGATGGCTTCCTTCCACGTCGTCGGGAGCGTGTTCGCGACTCGCTTCGTCGCGAATTCCGCGTTCTCGTAATCGCGGAGTGAGGACGCTGCCTTCACTTCTTGCCCTTCGGAACCAAAGCATCGCGGAGCGTCGCAGCCTCATCGAGGGCGCGCTCAAGATCCTCCGCAATGGTGGTCGGCTTCGCATCGCTGCGATACGCGGCGAACAGCGCAACCGCCGCGTCTAGAAACAGCTTCTCAGGGTCTACAGCCATCTTTCCGCCCCTTTACTCCGATCTAGGAATCGCGCAAGTTCAGATAGTCTTACGGTCCCGAGACTCCCACCGCCCCTGACAGTTCTCCCGGTGGCTCATCTCGGCCTTCGTGCCGTACTCGTCGATCCGGCTCAGGACCGCGACCGTCGTGGCGAGGGTCTGGCTGACCGCCGTGATACTCGCCGAAATGGCCTTCAACTCGCCCTGTAGCTGCACGATGGACTTGTTCTGCTGGTAGAAGATCGCGGCCATGAAGATCGCCAGAATACTCGGCGTCAGCAGGTTCGAGTCCTTCAGAAATCCGATGATCTCCGTCACGTTGGGGTACTCCAGAGTTCCGCTTCGGCAGCGCGGCGGCGGATCAGGCCGGGGAGATCGACCATCTCTCCCGAGTGGGGGTGGCGTGCCTTCGTCCAGCGTTTGAGCTGTTCCGGCACGGCGTCGTAATCGCCCTGGTTGAGCTTCTTTCGCAGCGTGGACTGCAGGAGCGCCAGCGGCCCCAAGTTGAACACGAAGCTGGACAACGCCGCGAACTGGTTGTCGTTCAGCGGGACGGTGATCAGCATCGAGACCTTTTCGCCAGCCTCGCGCAGGTCTTCCCGCAGCAGCTCCTCGGCCTCGTCGCGAGAGACTTGCGTCTCGTGTGTGACGCCCTTTGTGTGCCCGAAGCCCACGGTGAGCTTGCCGGACGGGCAGCGGTAGGCATCTGGGCAGAAGCCCTCGAACTCGCGAACGAGGTCGAATCCCGCCTTGTTGACGACGCGCGGCATCACCTGACCGTGAAGGTGAGCGTGGCGCAGGCGGTATTGTTGGCCTGACGCAGCACGACGGCGGCGTAGTACCGACCGGGCACGCGCCGAAGGATGGCAGCGGGCTGGGGTCCGATACTTGGGTCCGTGATCGCGCCGTTCGGGCTGTAGGCTTGCAGCCAGAAATCGGCGCAGGAGGCGTTTCCCGCGTTCACCGTGCTGATCTCGACGAACGGGCTCGGGTTCGATGGCGGGTCGATGCAGACGACTTGCGGCTCGGACTGCACCGCGAACGTGATCGTGCGGCTGTCCTTCACGTAGTAGTCGCACGCCTTACCGATGGTCGGGGCAGGGGAACGCGTGGGTTGCGGGCTCGGGATCGGCGGGTTGTTCTTCTCGCAGCGGCGGTAGCAGCGTTCTAGGTCGCCAGAAAACGCGGGGCTGACGAGCAGGAGCAGAAAAGCGAGTGCCTTCATCGTCCGATCCTCCACGCGACGAACGCCAGCGCGAACGCTAGCGTGCATCCCCACGCTGCAGCTTCGACGATCACATCGCCTCCGCAGTCAAATAGACCTTGAACTTCATCGCCGCTGCCGGATTGGATGCGTACCCGGTCGTGCTGTACGTGATCGCCGTGGAACCCTTCGCGTCGATGAGCGTACAGGTTCCGGGGCCGAGTAACGTGAGATTCGCGGCCGATACCGTGGTCATGCCGAACGACTTCACGTTGGAATCCGTAACGTCAGTCCAGCCGAGCACGAGCGCGGGAAGCGTGCTCGATGTCCCCGCAGCGGTCGTCAGGGTGATGAACCCGCAGATGCGATAACGTCCCGCTGTCGCGCTCGCGATCAGGTTCGTAGACCCAATGTTTGCGCTCTGGTTCGTTGCCGTCGCACTCGCGATCGTGAATGGAACGCCGCTGTGAGACGTGTCCGCCGCGACGTTGTTGTACGTCGTGATCTTGCCGGTGAACTTCGACTGCGCGCCGCCGTCGTCCTTAAGGAAGTAGTTGGCCGATCCGGAAGTCACGGCAGATCGAAGCGCCGCATTGACCGTGCCTCCATTCGCAAGTGCAGCGACATCCACGGCGACGTTGTTCGTAACCGCAGCGCCGCTCGCGAGCGTCACGTCCTGAAAATACAACCCCTTGCGATTCGTGACCGTGAGCGACGTACCTGCCGTCTTGGTGTACGTGCCCGTCATCGACAGGCCGTAGTCGTCCGTCACGGTCATTGCCGACGTCGAACCATTCAGCACGACGTTCGGGTTGTGCAGCAGAGACCCGATCGTTCCCACGGTGAACGTGCTAGCTGCCGCAGTGGACGTGACCGTCGGAGAATCCGAGACCGTCACCAGCGAAGACATGGGTGTCGCGTTGACGGTAGACGTGCCGTACGTGCGGTTGTGCCGCAGGATGGATGCGGCGGGGAACGTTGTCGTGCCCGTCGTATCCTGCGTGCCAGCCATGTTGATCGCGTAGATCTTCGGCACCTTGACCGCGCCCGAGCCCGAGAGCGTCGGGGAGAATTCGACGCCCACGACCTCGCCGCTGTCCGACAGCGTGGTAGTCGGGCTGAAGTTCATACCGTTGACGCGGCCATTCAGGCCGGTGATCGAGACGGTCTGCCCCATGTCGATATTGCTGACCGTGTTGGTCGTGATCGACGTGGTGAGCCCGTCACCGAGGTCGAGGTACCCGCTGATGTAGGAGTCGCCCTGCACGTCGAGCTTCTTGCCACTCGTGACGGCACCCGTGGCACCGAAGCGCGCCGGGCCTGCGTGCCGCATCTCCGTCGTCGTGCCGACCGAGCGCATAGACAGCGGCGTCGTCACGTCCGCGATGCTCAGGTCTTCGAGGTCGATGCCGATGTACGTCGGCAGGGACAGCGTGCCACCGACCTTGTTCGGCGTGTGCAGCTTGAACGCGCTGAACGTCGTGTTCGTCAGCGTGCCGCCCGCCGCCACACCCCACGACGGGTTGATGTCCACGCCGGTCGTCTGCCCGATGGTCAGCGTCGCACCGCTCGCCGCCTTGTACGTCGGCTTCGATAGGAACGAGATCGGCTGGTACGTGTTCTGCGTCGCCGTGCCAGAAGTCTGGCTGATCACGCTCGCGTCGAAGAACGCGTCCTGAAAGAGCGGGCCGCCCGTCGTGCTCGACGTGAACGTCGTGCCCATGTGGAACCCGGTGAACTGGTAGAGCAAGCTGCCAGTCGTCCCGGTCCGGTCGATGGAGCCTCGCGCGCGGAACGCCTGCACTGCCGAAATGTCGGGGACCGACAACGTAGGGTTGAAGTCCACCAGCGAGTAGCCGCCGCCATCGGACAGCGTGACCGTCGGGGAGAAGCCCGAGACGTTCACCGGCGACGAGTTGGTCGCGATGCTCGACCAGAAGTCGAGGTAGCCGTCCACCTTGACACTGCCGGTCGTCGTGTTCGCGCTGTTCGGCTGCAGCAGCAGGTTCTCGCCGGTCTTGCCTGAGCCGTAGAGCTTGCC